ATGTATGGCACACCGCAAAAGAAAGGGTGTATAGGGGTATTTCAACCTGTTTTGCAAGCAAATAAAAGTAATATGTAGCTATTATCGTGTGCGCGTGAGCAAAAAGTACTTTGTATTGCAAAGTTTAGTATTTTTGTTTCGCAAAAAGCGTAGCCCGGTACGAAATTAAGGCATCGCAAAGTATGGCAAGATTTACACAAAAAGAGTTCGCAGACGAATGCGGGGTAGGGACAAACTATTTGTCCACGTATAAGCGTGGGGGTTACATAAACGTTTCAGAAGACGGAACAATCGATAGCGAAGACCCCGTAAACGCCCGTTTCCTTGAAAAGCGCATAGGTAGGGCGCAAAGGCAGAAAGAAGAACAGCAACCAAAAGAAGCGGTTGACCCGATAACGGGCGGTGCGTTGCCTGAATACGAAGAAAGCGAACGGCTTGTAAAGTTTTGGGATAGTAAGAAACGGGAGAAAGAAGTCGAAAAGCTGCAAATCGAGATTGACAAAAAGAAAGGTGAGGTTATCCCATCGGAGTTGATTATTCCCCTGTTTCTCCAACATAACAAAAGTATAGTTACATCATTTAACAATGTTTGCAATGCTATTTTAAGTGAATACGCAAAGAAAAAAGACTTTAATCCTGACGAATTATCGGATATGCGTGGGCGTATGATAGCATCTATCAACGAGGGCATACGGGATGCGCAGAATTTGACTAAGACTGTGGTTAAATCAATTATTGAAGAATATGCGGATAAGCGTGGGGTAGGGGAAAGAAATACCTGATTATGTTCAACGACAATAACTTTTCGACACTTGCCGAACTTCAACTATTAGGGATAGTTGATGCGGGTAGTTTTGAACTATCCAACATCAAACCGTCAAACTGGACAGAGGCAAATATAAAAATGGGTGCGCCACGTCCCGGCCCATATCGCTATTCATATACCCCGTATTGTCGTGAAATAATAGACCGTTTGGCGGTAGATGACCCTGCTAAATGGGTAGCCGTTATGAAGGGTTTGCAGATAGGCGTATCGGCAGGGGTCATAATACCGGGGCTGTGTTACATAATCAAAGAAGCCCCGGGCAATACATACTTTACGGTTGGTGCGCCTGACCTTATCGATAAATCAGTTGATAAACTTGATTTAGCTATTGACAGGTCTAATTTGCGCAACTACATCATGCGTGAAATACAGCGTAAGAAGAACCAAAAAAGCGGAGATACCAACACTAAGAAAGACTTTGCGGGTGGATTTATCAACATCACTACGCCAAACAACCACAAAGAATGGCGTGATGTGTCGTTGAAGTACGGATTTATTGATGACTTTGAAGCGGCTAAATCTGCAAGTAAGGAAAGCGGCAGTACCCGTAAACTTATGGAGGGTCGTTTTGCGGCATATGCTGACAGCCATAAGATATTTTACATATCCACACCTGAATTAAAGCTAAACAGCAACATCGAACCCGCATACCTGTTAGGCGACCAAAGAAAGTACCTTATCCCATGCCCTTGCTGTAAGGAATACATAGAGTTGCGATGGAACGTACCCGAAGGTATAGGCTGCGTATGGAAAGAACCAATGCCTGACGGTAGCGGGATAGTATGGGAAAAAGACGAAGAAACAGGCGGAGTAAAGAAAGGTAGCGTAGGTTATGTATGTCAAAAGTGCGGCGGATTTTTTACCGATAAGAATAAACAGGAATTACTTAACGCAGGGCATTGGGAACCGACAGCAAAGCCATCGAAAGAGGGGTACTATTCCTATCACATTAGCAGCCTTTACGCACCGATTGGTATGTATGATTGGGAGCATTATGTAAACAATTACATCGAGTGCCACCCGGAAGGGCAACCACGTAAAGAGGCGGAGTATAAAACTTTCCTTACAACCTGTTTGGGGATAACCTATGAAGCATCAGCAGAGCAACCGAGCGCGAGTGCCATACAAAAAAACTGCCGTGATTATCCTATCGGCACAATACCCGAAACGCTAAGTATGAAATTTGGTAACGGGCGCATAGTGTTGCTTACATGCGCAGCGGATATGAACGGTAAAGAAGATGATGCCCGTCTAGATTGGGAGTTAGCGGGTTGGGATGAAAAAGGTACTAAGTGGAGTATCAAACATGGCAGCATCGGAACATTTGTACCGAGGGAAAACGCATTAAAAGAAAAAGACGATAGAGCGCATTGGACATACCGATTTGATGCGCCTAACAGCGTATGGACTGAATTTGAAAGGATAATAAAAGCGGAATATGTAACCGATACGGGGCGTAAAATGAAAGTAGCATTATCGGGTTTAGACTGTGGTTATTTCAGTAACAACTACGCATATCCGTTTTTGGACAGGATAAACAAGTTTCCAAATACCTACATTGTCGGATTGAAAGGGGAAAAGGCAGATGAGTTTCTGATATTTGAAAAAGACATGAAAGCGTTTAAACCTGCACAGGAACGCCCGAACCTGTATATACTGAAAGTAGGCAGGGTTAAAGACCGTATAGCCGAACACATGCAGCTACGTTGGGATAGTGGCAATGCAGAAAGTCAACCATTTGGATTTATGAACTTTCCCAACCCTGCAAACGGACTATACACATACGGCGGCTACTTTGAACACTTTGAAAGTGAGCATCGGGTAATCGAGGCAAACGCAGAGGGTACGGGCGTGGCAGCATGTTGGCGCAAAAAGAACAGCACCGTACAGAATCACTTTTGGGACGTTGCCGTGTACAATGAGAGCATAAAGGATATTTTCATGGATAAGGTAGCTAAAGAATTGAAGGTTAAGGAAATGACATGGAAAGAATTTGTTATGGTACTGACAGGCGGCAAATAATAATCCATTTATAACGTACAAAAGTTTACAGCAGTTTTTGACGGGTTTAATTTAGCATTAAAGATACAGTAAATGGCAATCTCTGATGCAGTAGGCAGCGAAAGAATATCCCGAATTGTCGGGTATAAACTTATTAAAGGCGATTTTTCCAACACTACGCCCAACCTGCCACAGCGGTATGCAATACTTGCCGAGGCAAACACCGATTTTCAATCCACATTAGACGTAGATACACCCGTACAACTAACGAGCGCACAACATGCGGCTACTTTGTTTGGTTGGGGGTCGCCTATGTATAACATTGCACGTATTCTTTTCCCTGTTAGCGGCGGCGGCGCAATTGGCGGTATTCCTATCATAGCTTATCCACAGGAAGAACAGCCCGGAGCAACTACACTAAGGAAAACCATTACCGTATCAGGAACAGCTACAGCAGCAGGTACGCACTATGTAGTTATCGGCGGCAGGTACACACTTGATGGCGATACATACGCTGTAAACATTGCAGCAGGTGATACAGCTACACAGGTAGCCGTTAAGGTAGCCGATGTAGTGAATAACGTTTTGGGTTGTCCTATGACAGCTACACAGACTTCACCCGTAGGTGCAGTTACTACGCTTAACACTAAATGGAAAGGTGCAACAGCTAATCAGGTAACGGTATCAGTTGATACAGGCGATAGCGATTTGGGTCTTACTTATACCGTTGCTACCACACAGTCAGGCGTAGGTACGCCAACAGTAACCGATAGCCTTAATCTGTTCGGTAACGAATGGAACACAGGCATTATTAATAGCTATGACCTATCAACAACCGTAACGGCTGAACTGGAAGCGTTTAACGGTATTCCTGACCCATCCACACCAACAGGGCGTTACGCAGGTATCATATTCAAACCGTTTATAGCCCTTACGGGTACGGTAGAGGACAGCACCACAACAAGCGCAGACGTATTACTTACCGATGCTGATAAGCTGAATGTAACTATTGCTATGTGTCCTGCTCCATTATCGGCGGGTATGGCGATGGAGGCAGCAGCTAATATGGCTACATTGTTTGCCCGTAAGTCACAGGATAACCCGCATTTGGACGTTGAAGGCATGTACTACCCAGATATGCCCGTACCTGCAACGGCAGTACCCGCAACAGCAAGCTACGATGTGCGTGATGCAATTGTGAAAAAAGGTATGAGTACTGTATTGATTGTAGCGGGTAAATATCAGGTTCAGGATTTTGTAACGACTTACCATCCCGTAGGTGAAGTGCCGCCACAATTCAGGTATTGCCGTGATTTGATGTTGGATTGCAACGTAAGGTATGGCTACTATCTGTTAGAGCAGACAAATGTAGTTGACCATATGATAGCTAACGATAACGATGTGGTAAGTGCTACAAACGTTATCAAGCCAAAGCAATGGAAAGCAATCATACAGCAGTACGCTACTAACCTTACATCGAGGGGATTGATTGCGGATACGGCGTTTATGCAAGACAGCATAACAGTTGGCATCAGCACAACCAACCCTAACAGGCTTGAAACGTTTTTCAGGTACAAGCGCACAGGCACAGTACGCATAGCATCAACAACCGCACAGGCGGGATTTAATTTCGGAACAGCATAAACTTAACATATAATGGCATCTTCAGGAGGCGTAATAACAGAGATTACATACAACCACCCTACAATTGGTAGCGGCGTTATCTATGCCAAAGGTAGCGAAGACAGCACCTACGATTTAGGCGGTATTCGCAACAATGACGATGCGAATATGATAGACGGGGCAGGTAACGCCATATGGTCTATGAACCCTGTGCGCCCATCCTTTGAAGTTGTTATCGGTTGGGATTGGAACGCAGATACTTTGGGCGAATTGGTTGCCATGTCAGGCAGCATAGATGAGGGTACGTGGACATTTACCAACATTAACGGAGTTATCTACAAGTTAGTAGGTAAGCCAGTAGGCGACATACAGGGTAACGGTAATGCCAGTACGATACAGTTGAAGATACAGGGCAGCGGCGTAATGCAGATATTATAAGAACTTATGGCGAATATATTAGTAGATATTGAAGTAGCAGCAAAAGAGGTAGCGGCATGGCTTGACTTTAAAAGAGTTAAGGCGGCAAAGCGTGAGGCGTACAAAGCCAATATAGATGCGTTGGCGTATGCTATATCTGTGGGCGATATATCTATCGACGAAAAGACATTCGTTATTACTCAAAAGTTGTGTGTACCTGTTGATGGATTGTATAATGAGTTATGCTACAAGCCCCGTATTACGGTAGGCGATTTGCAGAAACATAGTGCAGCATCTAAGGCGCAGACATTGGATAATGCTATTGTTGCGGCGGTTGCGGCTTTAACTGATAAGTCAGTAAGCCACATACAGAAGATGGACACAGAGGATTACGCAATAGCGGCGGCGATAGGGGTTTTTTTTATATAGACGGCTTTGATGATATTGATACTGTTATAAAAATTGTCGGACATGAAATGAAGTATAGCCCGTGCGTAATTGCAGGGCTTTTTTTAGATAATGCCGATTTTAATGGGTTGTATTATTGGTACGAAACAATTGTAGAGTTTAACAAACCACCTTAAAAAAAGAAATAGTTAATGGCAGGCTTCATAATCCCAAGTGTCTTTACAGCAGTCGATAAATTCAGCCCGGTAGTGGCTCGGATGGGTACTGCATTGACGGGATTTGAACAAAAGCTATCCATTGCACAGGCAACAAGTGAGCGCAGTTTCAGGCGTCATACCAATATATTTTCGCAGTCGGCTAATTCCATGTTTGACTATGCTAAGGGTGCGTTGGCGGGTGGTGCGACTCTTGGCGGCGTAGCTTTTACAGGCAAGTCAATAGCTGATTATGAAGATGCGATAGCCTCATTCCGTACTATTGTAAGCGACCTTAACGATACTCAGTTTTCAGCGTTTGAGGCTAAGATAGCATCGGTAGCAAAAACGACCCGTAAAAGCACAATAGATGTAGCACAGGCGTTTGAGAATATAGCAGGTCTTAACCCTGAATTTGCTAAGACGGCAGAAAGCATAGGTGCTGTATCGGCGGCTACTATTACACTTGCCAAAGCCTCCCGCATGGAGTTGGGCGAAAGTGCTGCCAGTTTAGTTGGCATCATGAACCAATTTAACTTTGAAGCGGAACAATCAACAAGGGTTATTAATACACTTGCAGCAGGTCAGGCAGTAGGTGCGGCAAGCATAGCGCAGACAGCAGCGGCATTAACTAAGTTCGGTGCAACGGCTAAGAGCGCAAACGTAACATTAGAGCAGTCAATCGCATTGGTGGAGATATTCGCCGCCAAAGGTTTCTTTGCGGAAGATGCGGGCTTTAAGCTGAATAGCGGTATCGTGAAGCTGCAAGGGGCTACTTTAGGTTATAAAAGCGGAGTGTTTAACCTTGTAGATGCATTAACCGAACTGAAAGCCAAATATGATGCATTAGGTACGGCAGCGGCAAAAGATGCGTATTTGCAAAAGGTATTTGACATTACCCAAATCAACACAGGGCGCATACTGTTAGAGAACATAGACAATTTCACTAAGACCACATCGGCAGTAACAGGCACGAATGAGGCAATGAAAGCGGCAGCGATTAACAGCAATACGCTATCTAACAGGTTGTTGGAGTTAAAGAATGCATGGGTAACGATAACAACCACATCAACCGTAGCAAGCAGCGGACTAACGGCATTAAAGAATACAGTTGTGTTTTTAACGAATAACCTCGGTACTCTTATTACTATTGGTACTGTGTGGTTAGGCACAATGGCTTTATGGAAAGGGTCTATACTTGCTATGTCGGCAGCAGCGTGGGCAGCAAGTACAGCACAAGCAGCTTTAAACTTTGTGCAAGGTGTAGGGACTGTTATTAACGGTCAATACGCTACATCTTGCTTTGCTACAATAGCAGGTATGAACGGTATGGCTACCGCCTCATACTTTTTAGAGTTGGGGTTAATGGGTACACTTGGCACAATTGGATTGGTGGCGGGTGCTTTGTTTGTGCTGTATTCAAGAATGACAGACGATTACGATGCAAGTATGCAATTAAGGTCATCACTTGACCAAACAAAGGATGGATTTAAGCAATTACGTGAACCAATAACACAGGCACAAATAGCATTGGAAAGCTACAATCATGCTCTCGATGCTTACAATGAAAGACAGGATTTTATAGCACATAGAATGTACGCATATCAAAGAGGTATTGCGCACGGTATAGCATTTGATATAACACACCCATTAGACGTAATGAGCGGAGGGGTAAATAACCCTACGGGTATGATGCCTACACCTGACAAAAAAGATTTCTTTTCACAGGTAAAAGCGGGTAATTACAGTTTTAAAAATGCGAATGATACAAGTGTAGTTATAAATCTTAGTGTAGATAAATCAGGTAATGTAACATCAACATCAAACGGAGCAACAGTAAACATTAATAACGGTGGTATGCCATCACTAAGCAGTACATCGAGATGACAGATATTCAAGTATTAGAAACGGGTAATGGTGGCGACATCTTTCTGCAAGGTAACGACTTAGTAGGCGTTACGGGTGTAGAGAACATGCCCTACCTCGGCACGTTTGGCGGCGATCCTAACTATTGGGGTAATGACTTGTTATTTACTGAAAATGAAACATTCCGCTTTACCTCTGAAACAAACGAACTATTAAACAATGTCGCATTAACAAGTGGTAACAGGTTATTGATTGAGGAAGCTATAAAGCGTGATTTGCAATTCTTAGTGGACAATGTACCTAATACCGTTTTGAACGTACAAACGCAGATTAAAAGCGATAACAGGCTATTAATGAGTGTTGATTTTGGCGGTATTGAATTTAGTATGTTGTGGAATCCGAAAGAGCAAGCGGCGAAAGTAGTGCCATATAGCAACCCTATACCGATACTGATTTGGACTGACGAAACAAACGCTTATGCTATTACAGAATTTGATATGGTGCAGGGTTCAACATCTGTTACCGTACCATGTGGCATATATGATAGTGATAGCGAAGTAACGGCACGGGTGGCGTATCTTAATACAACTTTTGCACCCGCTAATGGGTTGTCGGGAGTGTTTACGTTTATAGGTGGTGCGGTATCATATGTAAACGGCGCATCTGAAAGCTGGAGTATCCCTGTACTGCCTCGGAAGTTAACGAGGGCTTGTTTCTTATTCCTTACGGTTGCAGTTCCATCGGGTAGCCCTGACGATTATCAGTTTAGGTATTTAGGTACTAGTTCAGACATGGTAGTAGATTGGGGAGATAGTACCGATGCGGTTTATTCGCACCCTACCACAACATCAGTAACAACGATGCTGCACAGCTATTCAGATACATCTGATAAGACGGTACGGTTTTTCCATAATGGTACGCTGATAACACAAATGATATTAAGCCCAACATTTGCGACTGATTATATGTTATATCGGATATTAGGTACGTTACCTGCAAGTATAACAGGGTTCTTTATGGGTTCGCAAACAAGCTATATTTCCCCTGCAAGTATAAATGTATCGGGACTATCTATAATAGAAACTTTAGCCATATCAGGAAGCGGAATAACAGCATTTTCACCCGCTTTATTTACGGCGGCTCACAATTCACTTACATTAATACAACTTCAAGGTAACGCCCTAACATCAACCGAAGTAGACGCAGTATTCAACACATTCGTTGCTACATCACCCGCAGCGACTGTATATAGCAGCGCATCACGGGCAATCAACATTCAACAAACCCCCGCCGCCCCGCCAACCGCTGCAAGTTTAGCGGCAAGGACAGCATTAATAGCGGCGGGATGGACATTAAACACAGACTAAAAATATAAATCGTGACAACCATACCTACGCTTTTAGCACTATATAACGAGATAATCAACGACCTGCAAACGGAGTTCGGAGTTATCATAAGTAACTTTGGTAAGGCGTGGTTACGTGGCTTTGCAGCGACACAGGCAAAGAAACTAAAGCTATTTTACTTAGCACTTGGCAACGTTCAGAACAATACCAACCCAATAACAGCCGAACCCGCAGCCGTAGGCGGTACGCTTGAAAGGTGGGGGGCAGTCAAAGGGCTAACAATACGACCCGCCACACAGGGACAATATACATGCACGGTTACAGGTACGACAGGCGGCACTATACCCGCAGGTACTACGTTCAAATCTGACGATAACAGCCTTAACCCCGGCTATCTATACCGCTTAGATGATGCCTTTACGCTTTCAAGCTCATCGGGTTCTATTACGCTACGTGCATTAACAGCAGGTACGGAGTCTATACTTGCCGTAACCAATACGCTCACAGCCACAAGCCCGATAGTCAATGTCAATTCAACTGCAACAGTAACGGCGGTATTTACAAGCCCCGTTGAAGCGGAAACAACAGAAGAATTTAGGCAGCGTATATTAGATGCCTACCAACTAAGCCCACAGGGAGGCGCACCCGCTGACTATGTACTTTGGGCGAGTGATGCGTCAGGGGTTCGCACGTCATACCCATATGCTGCAAGCGGTGTAGCGAATGAAATAGATTTATACGTGGAGGCTATATTATCTGATAGTGTCGGCCCACCATTTAAAGGCGTACCAACATCAACCATATTAACCGATGTCGAAAGCGTAGTAGAAACAGACCCCGATACGGGTATAGGTCGCAGACCGTTGGGCGTATTCGCCATCAATGTATTAGCGGTAGTACCTAAAGACATTACCATACAGATTGACAGCGGCGGCACTATCACAGTAGCACAACAGGCATTAATTATATCGGCACTTACGGAGGCTATATATGACATTCGCCCGTTTATTGCAGGTGTTGACCCGATAGCAACAAGGAACGACACAATAAGCACTTACGGGATAGGTAGCGTGATTATAGAAACAATTGGCGGGGTTATTATCAGCAGCATAGATTTAACCGTAGATACCATACCCGAAGTAAGCTATATGTTTGACAATGGAGAGATACCATACATAGACCCAACCGATATAACATTTATATAATGGCATTCAGCATAAGCAATACATTAGCGAAGTTAACAAGGCAAGGCTACCCTAATAGTCGGGCGTTCACCTACCCCAATGGCGGTATATGGGAGCGGTTGCACCGTGCTTTGTCGCAGAGTGAAGCAAGGGCGTGGGAAGATGCACGGAGTACGTTGGATAGTATTATACCTGATAACAGCAACTTTACAGCAGATGATGCCACAACATTAGAGGCGGTCTATGGTATTTACAGCACATCGGGAGTATCATTAGCTGATAGAAAGTTAGCGATATTGCAAAAAATGGCTTACCCCGGCACGACTGCCCCACGTTGTAACTATCAGTATATAGAAGACCAATTAAGGGCGGCGGGGTTTGATGTGTATGTATATGAAAATAGATTTTTCCCCGGTCCTGTTACTAAGACACCAGCTGAAATATTAGGCACTACGGCGGGGTTGGCGATGCTCGGAACTTTTGAACTTGGGGAAGTAGAATTAGCGGAAACGTGGGCAGATGATGGTATAACGCTATGCGTTAACCACATTGAAGAAAGTACAGATGCGCTTTTTGGAATACCGCCAACCAACTACCGTACAACCTTCTATATTTCAGGTAGCCCGATAACAACATTTGCAAGTGTGTCGATAGACAGGAAAGACGAGTTTCGACAATTGATTTTACAGTTAAAACC